TCCGAGAAATACTTGGTACGGGTTTTGCGTTTGTGCTATTCCATAAACAGGTGTCACAGCCCGCGTCATGTCTATATTGCCACTCATAGCAGTTGATACTGCACTTCCACCAATAGACACAGTTCCTTGCCATACTGGAGTTGGTAGTACGGTACTAAATGTAGGTGTTGGGTCGGAAACAGTTGAAGATAGCCAGCCAGTTGTCTTTGTGTCAAACTCCAACATACCATCGGCATTAAACTTCAAAGAGAAATCGGAGAATTGGCAACCAGGATATGAGCGAACATCTACGCCGTAAAAGTCGGTCATTGTGTAGGAAATTGGTTGTGTATCTGTATCTTCGGTTAGTGTATTAAGCAAAGAAATTGTGTGAGTGAAAGGTGCGCTTGCGCCAGTAGTTGCGACTCCACCTAGTAGACCAGCAATAGGAAATCCGATTGTGTCGGCAAATACCGAACCACTAAAGTCAAATGTTGAACGAGTGCGTCCTTGAATATAGTTATAGTTCACTACATTGGAACCGCGCAACCCTGTGTCATAGAGTGGGTCAATAATGTCCTGCGGCTTAACACTATCTTTTGCAACAGGAATAAACTTTGTTGGTGCTACGGCTGTGCCTTTTGTGGTTTCTTTAGCGATACCTATATACGAACCCGCTGATGGCATTATTGGCATTATTCAACTCCTACTTTTGGGTCTGTCGCGGCAGACGGTTCTGATGGTACTATCTTAGAACTAAATCCTTTTCCTGCTGGACTGCAATCAGCGTGGCTAAAACTATCGGGTGCCTCGAACTCGTCGCCTTTGTTAAGAACTAATCCAAGTGACGGAAACACCTGCTCATCACTTCCGTTGTATATGTATTTCATCATACTCCTATGCTTGAATCATCTCGGTCACAGTAAAATCTAATTCGGCGAACGTTTCTGTTGCGCCTTCTTTTGATGTAGAAGGCTCACCATAGCGAGCATTTATTAGAGGTTCGGCACCTTGCCACACTAGAATACCCGAACTATCGCCAAAATTGTGGTCTGACCGCAGCCGTGTTTTAACATTGTCTATTAGCGTGTCAAAATCGGTCATGGCTTCTTCGGAGTTTCTAGCCATTGAGTGCTGGTAAATCTGCAAAACAACGCCGTAGTCCACTCGCTTCCAACCGTTAGTTGCCCCACCGATAGCCAAGCGAGTTTCATTTTCAAAGGAAATAAACACCACGCAAGCGGCTCTCGATAACTGCCCTGCGGCTGAGTTAGTCTGAAAGTTTATTCTTTTCGGAAACGAGGTAAAGACTTGGTTTAAAGTGGCGATAGGCGGGTTGGCAATAAAGGTAGATAGTGTTTGCCGAACGCCTGTACGACCTGCCACTAGCGTATCCTGCGGTATTGGTCAATCATATCTAGCGCAATTTTAATCTCAGATGAGTAGCGAGTCTCGCCACCTGCATTTCCCGTAGCCGAGGTGGTAATTGCCATAGTCATTGACCCGTCACCTCTCATCTTAATAAAAGCGGTTGTGAGAAGCACACAGGCTTGTTTAAGACTGGCTGGTAAATTACCTATAGCGGCACCACTTTCGTGGGTGTAGACCAGCGCAGAGGTAAGCGGAACGGTAGTTGAGCCATAGACATAAGCACTTGATACTGTTACCTTCTCTGCCTTTGACCCGTCATAGATATTTAGAACTAAGTTAGGCACAATTCCTGCGGCTGACAGAACAGTCAAACTACTGGCGGCGGCAACGGCTGTAACGGTTGTGGTATTTACAAAGCCCGAAACATAAGTGTATTTGGTAAAAATCTGCGTTCCTGATGGTCCGATAGCACCAAAAGATAGCGGTCCTTGACTGGAATAGGTAGCCGAAAGTGTCGAAAGCGGAATAATAATTTGCTGACTTTCAAACCAAGCCTTAGACGGGTCGTTAAGCACATTTAGATTATTAGGGTCTGAGCCGTAGTAGAAACTTTCTAGCGCCACAATAGGCGAATTGTTTGGGTGTAACGCAATAAATCCTTGTGGAGTAAAGCGTGTTCTTTGTGTTTCGGTAATAACGGTTGCCACTAAACTTTGGTTAAAGTACTCGTTCATATAAGACGAGGCTCGCATGATAACGCGTTCTAATTCAGCGTCTTGTGCGTCTTGATTGCCGCCTACTACCAAATTGTTATAGTCAATAGATGTAGGCGCGTTCTGATACTCGGCAAGAGTGAGGTACGGGTTCTCCCGAAATGTCTCGGTACTAATTCCAACAGCCATTTATTCCCCGTCTCGTGCAGGTGTTCCATTTACAAATCCGCACCGCGAACACTTGCGGAACCAACTTCCAAAACCACACTCAATACAGGTAAATCCTCTAGTTACATCACCTTCTTGATAAGGATTAAGTGAAGCCTCGGTAAATCCTTCTCGCTTCATAGCCTTAATGTCTGAACTGTTTTCTACTGAGTACAAACCTTTTCTATCTGTATGGTAAGTGCGGCTACCTATTTCCGTAGCCTTAACAAAGCCATCACGTCCTACTAATCTTGCCACTTTGCCTTCTTTCTCGGAGTGTGCTTGCGGTGATTGCTCGTGCGAACCACCGCAAACACAAACCAGTTACTTAAGCGGAAACGATACCCGATACTGCGCCGTTCCATGCGGGAGCAGAGCAGAAGAAAGTACCTCGGAAGTAAGTTGAGAACTCATACTGGAACTGAGTTACAGGCCATTGGATACCCATGTAATCCTGAACCATGAAGTTAGACCAAACATCTGACACCTCAGTATCAGGAATTGGCAGTTGATAAGACAGAACTGGCGATACGCCTTGTGGTAGCCAAGGGTGAACAGTAAGGGCTAGACCCTTGCCTGTAACTTCGTTCTGTAATCCTGTTACGACAGAACCATAGGTGACTCCACCAGTTCCAGGATTGTCAATCATTAGGCGATAGTTGGCGGTTGAGCCTGACTTAATCGCGTCTGAAAGTTGCTTACGGTCGCTGCCGTTTAGAAGTACCTCATCAGGGTCAGCCTTAACTGCATTGTAAAGTGCAGCGAATACTGTTTGGAACTCTGCCCCAGGATTTGAAGTTGAGAATACAGAGTTGATTGCGTTGTTTTTTCCAGAATTAGGACCGAGAACGGTTGGCAAAATTCCGTCATAACCAGTTGCATAAGCAGATGTGTCTCCTGTTGCGCGAGTTGCTGCGGCACCAGTAGTTGTAAAGGCAAAGTTATTGCCAGTTAAACCGACTGCACCTGCGCCTTGAATTACTGCGCTTGTGCCTTGTGCTGTTCCCTGATACTTGCAGTTAGCAAGACCAGTTGCAGTTCCTACATAGATGTTGTACCCAAGAGCGCCGACTGAGGCACCCCATGAAATAGCAAGAACATCTCCTCCTACAACAGTTGTTGTGGCTACTGTATTGACAATAGACTCACCGAAACCTGTGCTTGCAATACCTGCGTTAGCAGTTACATACACAAAGTAATCAGTTGCGGCTAGTGCTGTTTGTGAACCTGAAGCAACTGGCGAAGTAAGTGTTGAAGTTCCTGGGGCTGCAATAGCACCTGAATATCCACTTGCTGTACCGCGTGCCATTAACATCATGCGCTCTTCCATCAACATTGTTGCGTAAAGTGTTGAGGTTGAAGATAACTGGCGCAAGTCTTGGTATCCAAGTCCTGAGAAGTTAGCGTCAAACGAAACTGCGTCCGATAGAGAGTACGAGTTGTAAGGCAGAATTAAGTCTTGCGAAGCATAAGAAATCTGTGGTCCGCGTTCGTAGTTGATTGAACCGAAAGCGGTTGTAGTGATCTCAGTAATTCCGGGCCATGTATTTCCTACTCCACCTGTGCCTGTACCTGTGTAACCAAGTATCTGCTTTTGGCGGTGAGAAGTACCGACTCCTTTTTTGCGTGGAATCTTATTACGAAGTGGCGTTGGGCGAGGTGTAAGCATCTTTGCAGGTGCTTCCAAGTCAAACGCGGCAAAAGATGTAGAAAGTGGTGATGTAAGTGTGATTTCTTTCTGAATATCCTGCATTGCTAGGCGTTGCGAATTAAGCGCATTGTTTAGACTGGCAGAGGCTTCAGGAGAAAGTGATTTGGTCGAAGCAAGTGCTTCCATCATTTCTAGTGGACTTACAGCAGGTGATTGTCCAGGAACATGCGAAGCATTACTTAGCGACTTATTAAGTTCGCTTGAGTATTGGTCCATAAGTTCGGCGGCTTCTTTTGGAGAAGCGCCATCAAACAAGTCCGCTGCTTTAGGGGCTTGTAGTGTCATTTTATTCCTTTCGGTTACTTGTTAAGTGCTTCGGCTTTAGCAAAAAACTCATCTGCTAATGCTTTGTAGCCCTTAATTAGGGTTGGGTCGGTTGAAGCGTTTGCTTTTTGCTTATAGACAAGCGCCTTCGTAAGCAAGTCATTGTTGTTTGTATCTATTGGCTTGAGTGTTCGTTTCGGACCACCGCCAACGGCTAATGACTTTGCTGTTGCCAACTCTCCTTCTAAAGTCGTTGCTTTGTTTTCTGCCGCCTCTTTTGCCGACAATAACAATGCAACCTCTGACCTTACGGAATTAGTAGCACTTAATACAGCCTTTTCTACGATTGCTTCTATATCTTCTGCAGAGATTTCCTCGGCAGAAACTTTGGTTTCATCTGTTGGCAGTTCAGTAACTGCGTCAATTTCATCAGCGACTTCCTCGGCGGCTTCACCTTCAGCAGACTTAGGAGTCTCGCTTGGCGATACCATAACGGCGGTTGTTACATTAGTTACGCCATTGTTGGAACCATCAGCAGATGTAGTGGTCGTTAAACCATGTGAGTCTTGCACTACATTACAACCGCACTCTAAACACTTGTGCGTATCGGTAGATTTTTCTTTACTCATAGACTCTTTGTACATTTTGCAGCGAGCGTCAAACTCTTTTTCAGTCTCGTCTGCTTTCATACAGCGTTCTTTAAACATTTTACGGTCTTCGCCTTTGCGCATTACCAAGTCGGATTTATCATTCATACTTTTTTCGGCGGACATTTCAACTACCTCTTCCATTTCTTCCATAACTTCTCCCTCTAATTCTTCACCCTCGTACCACATTTGTAAGTGAGCGATTGACTCCAGCAAGTGCCGAATGGATAGCAGTTCATTGTGTCCTTCTTTAATACCTTCGGCTTCCACTTGCACCAAAGTGGCTAACGCATTTCGCGCCGCCTCAAATTGCCCTTTGTCGAACTTGTTAATGTCAGCGGTGAGTGTGGAAATAGTTTTAGCCAGCCCAAGAACTTGTAGGCTTTTGTTGCCTATAACTTCTTCGGCAACGGGGGCAGCGATTGAATCTTCAATAAGTTCTTCAACTGGCACTAGGTTTTCCTCTCCGCTTACACTTTTGGCAAGTATCAACTGGCAGTTAGGATTAGCGGGTCTATCAACTAGACTGACTTCTACTATCTGTCCATCTATGATACGCCCATTGGCTGCTTTGTCGTCTTTAACAACACGCGGCGACTTTATGCCGATACTGAAACCTTTGAGAACACCTGTATCAACTTTCTTGACCGATATTGGGTCTACAACCAATGCATGAATGTAATGTCCGTCTGCCTTCTTTTCGTATTCTTTGGCAACTCCTGCGGCTATGTTGCTNTGNTGTTCGCGGATATTACCGCCAGTCTTAAACCAGTCAGGCATGGCGCGGTCTAGCCANACAGGGTCGCAGATTTGCTGGTCAATATCTAANGAGTCATCTGTTGCTTTGCCATAAACCATCATTGTTCCGTCAGCGTTACGGTCAGCCTTGACGATAGCAAAGAAGGCTGTGGTTAAATCGCTTACATTTGCCATTAGTTCTTCCATTCTATGACTATGTCTTGCAAGGCTTCCTCTAGTGTTACTTTAGCAGACTCAACGGAAACTTCATCGGAGGTCCGACTTTTTTTGTATACGATAATTCCTTTGATGTCCTCATCTGTATAAACAAATCTACTCACAAGACTACCTCTACGACTTCCTCTAGCGTTACTTTAGCAGGCTCAACAGGCTTTGTATCGTTACTGAAGGTTATACCTTTTGAGGTTGAGAGAGTGAGTCTTTGCCCATTATCGAACTCCGTTCTTTTCATTTAATAACCACCTTTACATTTGTACCGTCAGTAGATATTACCTCGAAACGGCTGCCTCTAGGAAGTACCCACTCAAGTTGAACTTGAGACGAGGGAGCCATATCTAATCTTTGGGCGATATTTCTTTCACTTGCTATGCCCTTAAATCCGTCAGCCATTACACCCGCCGTACCAGAAGGATTGACAATTTCAACAACAATGCCGCCCTTTACTTTGACAACAGTATTTTTTGTCTCCGACCAAACCACATCAGCAAAGACTTGAGCAACGTCTTTAGACAAAGATGAAGAAGCAAAACCAGAATCTATGAACGACTGACCAACCTTTAACCCTCTAATAGTATCGGCTATGTCGCCGTTTACTCCTCTAAAAGTTAGAAGGTCGCTTGGTAGTGAAGGCGCACTTTTTATCATATCGTCAAGCCCACTTACTGTCTTTTTAATTAAAGCCACGCGGTCTGTATCTGTGACCGCCAAGAAGGCAGACGGGTCTCGCAGGGATAATTGAATTTCCCTATATGAATTTGATGTATATCCATACAGCCCTTGCTCCTGGGCAAATGGAACCTTATTCTGACGGAAATTATCACTAATCTGGAAGTTGGCGGTATCGGACAAGTCTTTAGCCCCCTTGACGGGCTTAAGTTTGGTATATGAGTTTTTGGCATTATCTACCGCGCTAGTCAGTCTTACCGCAGACTGATTGACTTTTGCCACCAAGACTACCTCTGCAGTAATTACATCGTCAGCAACAGACACAATTTTTAACCTACTACCACGAGGCAGCAACCACTCCGACTCGTATATGGCGTCCTCAATAAAGTCGTCCATATCTAAGCCCATAGTGCCCTTAGGATTTATGATTTTTAGTATTTTCCCGCCCTTTCCGTGAGAAAAGGCTTGTGCGGTATTTAGTGTTTTTGAGGTGGACATAAAGCCCAAGTCCACATACTCATCACCCGCCACAAGATTTCCTAGAGTCTCTGCTAGTTCACCTTTCACCCCGCGATAAGTTATTAGTTCGGTTTTTAGTTTTGGCGCGGTAAGTATGGCTTCATCTATGTACTGAATTTCAAGTTTTATCTCAGCGCGTAAATAGTCCGACCAGCGTACGGTTCTCATTTCTGCCTCTGTCAAACCGCGTAAAGTTCCATTTATGCGTGTGTATCCACCAGCCGCATAACTTTGGACTCCTTCTTTCATTTCTGGGGTAATTAACCTGATGTCATTTACGCCAGCCTCGTTTACCGCAGGTGGGTTAATTCGCGCCACGCCTTGTTCATCTACCGAAATGTCCTCATAATCAGGAACAACTGGTCTTAGGTTGCAACGGCAATGCGGGTGAGCAGGTGGTTGGGAATTGCCTGAGTTAAAACTAGCACCCAGTTCGACTATCTGACCGTCATTAGCGGCGCACTTTTCACACGCGCTTCCACCACCAGCCAC